TGATACCATACTCCTCTTTCTTTAGGGAATTTAGTTCCATTGATGTTTACTTGAAAAGAAGTACCTGCCCAATGTGGGTGATCTTTTACTTTGATTTGCATTTTAGTTTCTCCTGTATTCATAAATACAGTTATAAAGAAATTATAACTAAATTGCAACCCCTAAATTACTATAAAGGAAAGTTTTTTTTCCATGCCCTAATTGACCAATAGGCAGGGGATAATGTCTTTTGACCTCGTACTTGCTTTAAAACACCCCCCATTCTAGCCAAAAATGACCTTTGTCTAGCAGGAATGTTCTTTTTTATCTTCATTTTAGGATCGCCAAATCTCACTACTTTGACATTTCCACTGGATTTATCCTTCACATAAACACCAAATTTCTTGCTTTTACTGGGTGTTCTAAAAGGTTTATTCAGCTTGACTTGGCGACCTCTATATTTAGCCATTATTTCTTTTTCTTTTTCTTCTTCATATTAGACTTAGTTGATTTTTTTGGTCTACCGACTTTTGATCCGTATGTACCTTTTCCGTATGGCATTGGCTTATCCTTTCTTCGTAATGTTTAAAACATAGTAGTTCTAACATACCATATCTGTAATTAAAACCGATACTTGCGAACTTACCGCAAAAGCATTTCTTTTCACCATGTTGCTGATGTGACCAATTATAGAAATCAGTAGTAGATACTGTTCTACCTTTTACTTTTTCTTTTTGCGTAGATCTAAGTCGTGTTTCCGACTACCTCTAAGGAATGAGTTTACTCTACCCATAGACCATGCCGCCATAGGTACTCTACGGCTACCAGATGATAAAAAAGCACCCTGTCCTCTGCGGTACACTTTAGCTAGTGTTCCATAAGTATATCTTTTAGATGCCTTTGCTTTTCTTTGTAAGGTGGCTTTAACTGTAGCTGATAATGGTTTTCTTCTTACTGCCATTATGCTTTAGTCCTTGATCTTAATAATCCCATGGGAATGCGTTTACCTGCTTTATATAGTGATGCAACTTTCTTAATTAATGATGCTCGTCTGGATCTCTTAGCACCTTTAAGACCTGATAAATACTTCTTAGGTACTTTAGATTTCTTATCTTTAGGAACTTTACGCTTCTTCAATTTCTTCACCCTCAATAGTTGGTGTAGAGAATTGACCAATAGGTGCAGCTTTCGCATCTATCTCATCATCAATAGTGCTAATCTTTTCATCATCATCTACTACGGCTCTAGCAATTTGTTTGTCTACTTCTTTAGCAAAACTATCTGAAGGAACACCACTAGCTTTAGCTGCTTGTAGGAATTGTAGATCACTAGCGTAATCTCTCAGATTAAAGCTATCAGGATAAATTATTTCCCCATCAAAATCTTTATCTTGCCATTCAGCAAATAGTTTCCAGATTTGTTCTTCTGCGTTCTGTAAGTAATCTGCTTTCTCCGATAATCTAGCGTTTAATAATTGAAATTCTGTTTGTAGTGCTATTCCAGATTGTACTCTATCCTGAGTGGCTCTTACTGCTCCCATATGTGTAATTCTATTAATAGCTTCTACCTTCATATTGATATTGCTCATAATGCCATCTAATGACTGGGAACTTGGTTGAATTAAATAGGGTTTTAAACTTGCATCTAAATCTTCAGGCATTTCAATAATAGATCCTGCACCTGCACTAGCTTCTACATTAGGTGTCTTTACAAGGCTAGGGTGATTAGACAATCTAATTAACTGCTCTATTTCAGAATAGTCATTGTAAATAGCCTTCTGCAATTCTGCCACATCATTGAGATCAGATATACCAACACCTCTACGCTGAGATTTCTGGTTATATAAAACTACGGCAGGAACTTTACCTAATTGATTAGGCATTTCATCTATAAGCATAGGTTTAGCAGTAGCATAACCTTTATTAAAATCTTTTACTTTGTAAGTAGAAATATCTTCCATATTCCAAACTCTAATGGTGGCTACATCATCAAATAAATCTTCTAACAATGTTAATTCTGTAAGAACATATCTTCCGTTCATACTACGCTCATAATTCCAATTTAAGACATTCTCAGGGGTGTAGATGCTCATGTATGGTCTGATGTCTAACTGGATCTCCTCTGCTCTAGTTTGAGTTTGTATTGCAGGTTTATCTATAATACCCCAACAAGTACCATAGATAGATGCGTTTACTTGCATCTCTCTAATTACATTGTCAAATGATCTACCATCTAAATCTGCATCATTAATAAAACTCTGTAGCTGAGGATCACCTGCTAATGATCCGTAATCTCTTGTGGGTGCAACTCTAAATAAAAATGAGGAATAAATCTGTACTACGTTCTTACAGTGATTATCAATAGGAGTGTTTTCTGCTCGTTTTAAATACTCCTCATCAGTCTCTAGGATGTATCTATTTAACTGATAACCATCTTGATAGTCCTGTCCGCCAAGATATGACATTAAATGAAAATGCCAATCCTTGAATTTTTCTTCGTAGTGTTTGTGTCTTGATGTTAAAAAATCTCTATTATATATTGCCATTAACTCCACCTCTGGGGTTTACTAGGTGTAAAATCCCTTCTTACTGGGTATAAATATTCCACTAAATATCCTAATGCGTCATTCATATGATCATAATTGTTATCTTTATCAGGTATGGTCGTGTTTTCCTTATAAATTTGTCTTTCAATGCTTTTTAACACATTTTTACAACTATTAGCAATAAATAAAGTTCTAACTCCATTTGCGTTCTTCAATTTAGTATTTACTGAATTAATCCTATCTCTAATTAGTGGGTGATTATTTCTTACTCTTAAATTAAATCCTGCATTTTTTAATATAGCTAAATCTGTGACACCACCTGCTGATGTCTTTCTTTGCTTTGATGCAGGATCAGGATAAATATAGATATGTTTATCCTTAAACCTATTCTTGATTTCCTCAACCATCTCATCAGTATTGGAGGAATAAATAACGATTTCATCATAAATATATATACCATTTCCTTTTAATTCAGAAACTACTGCACTCATAGGATCAATATTAAAGTCCATGCCTATATGTATTTCTGCCGTTTGAGGAGTATATTTATCTATGACATTATCTTTTCTATCAAAGTTGTAATAAATCTGTCCTGCATAATTAACAAATGATGCTTCATATTCTTGTCTGAATGTTCGTTCATCTAGATCAGCTTTAGCTTGTTCTATTTCTTGTTTAGATACCTGACCACCTTCTAGTGTAGTAAACTGAAATGATGCCCATTGGTCGTCATCTTTTTCTCTCGTAAACAGATTGTATGACCATGATCCAAATCCTCTCGGAGTTCCACAGAATAGTGCCGCACCATTTTTATCACTTAAGGTTGGGCGAAGCACTTCAAAATATGCATTTTCCTTGATGTCCGCAAATTCATCCATAATTAAAAAATCTAAACCAACACCTCTTAAGCTATTCTCGTTATCTGCACCTCTCAGGGATATCTCACTGCCATTTCTTAAAGTTATTTTTAGATCGCTATGATTAACTTTCTTAATCCATCTATGCTTTGTGAACTTCTCTACTAAATCATTCCAAACAATATCTTTAGCCATACGATAAGTGGGAGCGACATACCAAACTTTCCTTTTTGGATATCTAGCAAATTTAGCCATCTCTTGAATACAAAGATAGGTTTTTCCAAATCTTCTTCCAGAAATTGCCACTCTCATTCTGGCTTTACAATTAAATATCTGTTTTTGTGCTTTAGATAAAGGCACTAATCAACTGACCATGGTAGCGGTTGATCATTATCTGCTATATTACCACCATCAGATTGACCTAGAACTTGTTTGCCTAACCATATTAGAACTGCTGCTGATCCATTCTCTGCTGCTTTTAATTGAAGTTGTCTTAAACGGATTTTAACCATGCTTCTGCCTTTTGTCGTAAATTCCGAATAACTCTTTTCAATAAGGTCTGCACTGCATCCATAAAAATCTGCTATTTCTTTATTTGTGCATCCATAAGATGCTAGTTTTTGAACTTCCTCCCCTTTGATATCATATACCTTTGGTCTTGCCATTTTTTACCTCTTTATGAGTAGAGTGTACTCTATTTTAATTTTACACCGCAACTAGGACATGATTTCTCTGTCTTAATCTTGGCTACATCATCTTCTTTATCAAATGTAA